CAGCCTCTTGTGCGGCCATAGCGGTCCGCGCTTGCTCCTGGGTGAGTGCTGCGTTCTCACCGGCAATTTTTGCCGCCTCGATCTGCTGGCGGGTAAGGTTATCCTCGACGTTCATAGCGATGTCGGCTTGGATCTTCTGGGCGTTCTGTGCAACGTCGGTGTCTTGCTTTTCTTTCTTGAGCATGAGTTCGCCCTGATCCTTCTGGGCGCGGCGTTGCGTTTCTGCCATGGAAGTTTGAACGAGCGCCTCGACCTCTGGCGGTACCGGAGGCTTGGGTGCCATTTGCTGGGCCATCTGCATGAGTTGCTGCAAGATGGGCATCATCGGCTCAAAGGTCTCAGCCGAGTCGATATGAACATGTCGGGAGACAGCAGACATCAATTGCTGAGCCTCTGCGAAGATCGGTGCGACCTTCAGCGTGTCCATATCCTTGATCTCAGTGGCGCTGATGTACTCGTCCATGCGCTTGAGGTACCAGAGCGTTAAGTGCTGCTTAATGTGCTCTAGCAAGGCAGGGATGAGCTTCTGGCCAATGATCGGGTTCATGCCGTAGACAGGGTCCATGGCGTACGACAAATGCGTCTGCAGGTGCGCTATGTGGTCCTGGTTCGGGAAGGCTGCGACAGGCTGCCCAAGCGACATGGCCACGTTCTCAAGCGCAGGATTCATCTCCTTGACTTCGCGGACGTCAGGCAGGACCTGATTGATCTCAGGCACCTTCATCTGCTTCAAGATCCGCTTCATGACTTCCCGGCGATCAAATAGGTCGGGGTTGTCCTTAGCCAGTGCTGCCAGGGCTTGGTTTTGGGCAAACCTTTGCGTCTCGCTGAAGATATGCGGATCAGAGACAGGGACGATGTCGGTGTTGCGGTCAAAGTCCTGGCGACCAATGACGAGATCCTCGACCATGTCGCCCTTGCGCATGTCCTCGAGCCACCAGCGGTTGATCCTGCCTAAGACCATCAGCATCTTGCGCATGGACTTGTGCAGCCTCATGTGGATGCTGGAGTAAACCGCGGCGCCCTGCTCAATTAAAGCCTGGGTGGTTCCAACCGGTGCGTTGTTGGATATGTCAGCGATCTTCTCTTCGCTTGTCGTGACAACACCCTTAGCCGCGTTGGTAATCCAGCCCAGCAACTCGAAGAGCACCGGCGATGGCGGATTGAACGGGAAGGGCATAGCGATCTTCTTGATGTCATCGACACCGGGAGCGCCTTCAATCTCTGCAACCTGGGTGGGCTCAACCTGTACGCTCTGGCCTGTTATACGGGCGCCCTTGAGCTTCAGCATGGTCGGTGAGTTGTTGATATGGGCAGAGTCCAAAAGGGCTCTCAGAGCGCCTGTAAGCGCTGCAGACAGGCCTCCAATCAACTGTGGCAGACCGATTGCATATGCGCCGCGCCAGGGGATGAACTTGAACTCAATGAGCCAGTCGAGCTTTTGCATCTGCTCATCGCCCTCTTCCCAGTTACGGTAAAGGCCGACCACCTGCCGGGACTGCTCGTCGATCATCAGGATGTAAGGCGCAAGCTCTCCATTGGATTTGTCGTCGTCATCAATCGTAAGGTTGACGTAAGAATGGAAGACGCGACGCTCTCCGTCGATGTTCTCGCTGCTTGACTTCTTGCCTTCAATTTTCTCGTTAGCCTTTTGTGCAGCCGTGGGCTCAGGCTCCATGGATGCGCGGGTAAAGGTAACGTCCAGGTAAAGGTTTGCAGCAATCCGGCGGTTGAACTCTTCTTCAGAGATGTCTTGCATCTCGGTACAGCGCTGGGCGGTGTAAAAGCTTGGCGCTGAGAAGGGTAAGAGGATCTTATCGATGGGAACGAACTCAGCGCAGGGGCGCTTCTTTTGCTCGTCATACCAAAGTTTTAGGTACTGGCTGCCGCCAAGCGGGAGTTGGGTAGCAAGCTGCTCGAGTTCATCGCGAAGCTCTTCGATCTGCTCAGTACACTGCCAGTTCATAAAGTCACGTTTGCGCTCAGCAAGTTCTTGCTTTTGCTCAGTGACATCGCCGAGGATTTTTGTACCTACAGGGCCATCAGGCGGCATGATCTCTTTCATGCACCGGCTGGCAAAGTCCACGCAGGCTTCGGCAATGACTGGGTGTACAGCCTTGGATGCGCCCTGGAAGGTTGCACCACCTGGAGCCTCGTTACCAAGGCCGGAACGCTTTAAGCCTTCTTCGTACTGCTTATCGCGCTCCTTGCGGGCTTGCATGTCCTTCTCGAATAGCTCGAGGTACTTGAGTGCAAGGTCGTCCAGGGTGTTTGGATCGACCTTAATCGCAAGGTTTTCATAGAACTGGGGATCTTCCTCAGGGCCATCGTTCTCGGGTATGCGGACAACCGCTGAGCCGTCCTCGAGTTCTTCGACGTCGGGCTTATCGTCAAATAGCTTATAGATCGTCTCGTCGCCCTCGGGGCTTTCCTCAAGGGGCAGATTCATTTCGATCGCCATGATTTCCTCATCATTTCAAGACGCATAGCGTCGGTGTCGGGCATACCGCCCTTTTTGTAGCCACGCAAAGCCCTCATGAGGTCTTCATGGGTCGTTTTCTCGTCGGCTACCTTGTCCCAGACCGCGTGATGCGCAAGGTGCTGGTAGTACGGGTCAAGCGATGGATCAATGTCAAGGGCAAGCGCAGACTGTCTTGCAGCCAAGCGATCAACTGCCTCACGAGCACCTAGCCCCTTACCCCTTTGCATCATCGTCTGTGGCGCTACAGGGCTCTCCAAGGAGTGCAGGTTAAGTTGCCTTGCGTCCAGGGTAGGAAGGTCTCCACGGCCCAGCATTGAGCCTATAAAGCCGCTCTTAGCGCCCGCTATGCCCTTCATGCTTTCAGCCCAGTCGCGGTACTCATCAACCGAACCAAGAAGCGCCTGCTGCATTTGCGGAACCAGGGTCGACACGTTGTTAACACCATAGCGAAGCTGCTCGGTAAGCTGGTTGGCTTTGCCGAAGGGTGCGAACTTAGCCCGAATGTCGTCCAGGGCTTTCTCGTTGACTACGCCCTTCTCGGCGTCGTCGAGGAACCTCTGCCCCTGCTTGGAACCCAGCCATTCAGCGAAGGCACCCTCCGGCCTTACCAACCCTTCGGTCTTCGGCACCTTCAAGCCTGCCTTGGTAGCGGTACTGTGCGATAAGCCACCGCGGCCAATGCTGGACTGGGTAATGCCATAAGCTTTGATCAGGTCTCGGACGCCCATTTGGCCTGCAGCCGCTCGTTTGCCCTGCTCGATCATGAAGTCTCCATATCCACGCTGGATGTAGTCCGGGACTTCAGCAAGCTTAAGCTGCTGGTTAACCTCAGCCAGGGGCTTCCACTGCCACTCTTGGATCTTGGTAGCCTGGGGGTCTTGGAACTTGGCGATAGCCTCGGCTGCGCGTTTAAGCTTTCTGGCACCACCCGATGCCATTTTCACCACCCCTCCATGTTTATACGGGATTGGGGCACTGAATTTCTCACGGATCTCAGGCGTGATGTCGAACCCGATCTGGTCCATGGACTTTGACTTGCTGTACAACTCGTCAAGGTATTGCTCGGCCCTTTCAAGGCTTCGGAACCCGCCGTGCTCTAGGATTGGAATGTCGGTATCAGCATCAACCACATAATACCGACTGCCCTGCAGTGAAACATCAAGTGGTCGCTGTTGCGTGATGCCGGGGATGGTCTTGACATTGTCCTTGCCAACCAGGGCCTTGAGCCTGCCGGGGACGATCTCGTCATAGAACTTGCGCATTCCTGCTTCTGTGGAATTGCCCTGGGCGTCCTGGGGAAAGCGCAGGAAAGACTTGTAACCGTCAATGAACGCAACGCGGTCGTAGCCTTCATCGACTGCACGCTTGATAATGTTCTTCAGGGACAGGTCAACCCATTCGTTGGTGTTCTTTATAAATGGGCCTTCAGGAACCCCAGCGCCTCTGGCGTCATACAGCTTGTTCCCCCAATCTATTTCTTCGGATTGCTTGGCCCGAAGTTTGTTGAATTCATCAATTAAACTTTTGCGCTCTTCAATCGCAAGTCCTGGCTGTCGAAGCTTGTTGTTGACGACAACAAGTTGATTGCGAAGCTCCTCAAGCCTTTTTTCACCCTCTTTTATTTGGCGATCAAAATCTTTTGGGGTGAACCCCTTTTTACGGCCTTCTTGCGCCCAATCAGACTGAAGCTCCTCAATGAAAAGCACATTCTTGTTGTCAGCGTCTACACGGTCATTCATCCTGATGTGGGATATGACATTAGGATCTGACCAGTGAGCCGAGCGAAAGTTTTCACCATAATCCCCGTAATTCTCTTTATTTGGGATCTTAAGCAAGACCTCGCGGTAATTTTTGCCACCCGGCTCTTGGTAATCGTGGTACTCGGTCAGCCGCTCCCCAGGCTTGGTGCCATAGCTGTGGGTCCGGCTGAACTTGTTGATGTCCTCTTCGGCCCTCATCGCAAACTCAGCCGCATCAAGGTCGTTCTCCGCAAGGGCCTTCTGATAACGCTCACCGGCAAGCTTGCGCAACTGGTGGATCTGCCTGTAGTCATTGACATTCAGGTCTGGCATATGCAGGTTGGCAAACCCTTTCATGTAGGGCGGTATGACAGATCTGCTCAGGACCACCTCCTCGACATCGGGCATGGTGCCCTTGGTCATGGCCTGGACCTCTTCACGCGTGATGTTAGGCGTGGCAGCAAGCTTCTGCGCTAGGCCTGCATCCTCGAGGCGCTGCTTGCTGATCCCTGCCTTAGTGAACTCGTTGAGGAAGGCCTGACCCGGACCCTGCTTGCGCTGAAGGGTAGTGGCTGTCTCTTCGATCGGGTTGTAAAAGCCAAGCTTGCTAACCGGTGCCGTGACGTTCATGGGCGAAACGGCGCTGAACGCACCAGCAAGCGGGCCCTGGCCCATCATGGCTTGGTCGATCGGCCTAAGCATTTCCTTGCCGGCAGTTTTTGCCGCTTGCTTTGTTGCCGCTGTCACTCCAGGCATGAGCGATGCTGTCCATGCTTGCGGGAGGATTGGCGGCAGCTTAGAGGCCTGCAAAGCGCTCTCAAGGCCTTCTAATGCGGCCGAGGCATACTCAGGGCCAAGCTGGGTCCTGAAGGGCCTTATATCGCCTGTAATGAACTCCTCAGAGGCTTCGCTTGCCCTTTGCAAGGGGCTGGTGTCTCGAGGGTCGCCGCTCTTGATTGCTTCCTTAATGAAGGTCCCTGCGCTGACAGCAGGAGATACCAGAGCGCGGCCAAAGATCGGGGCAAGCGTTGCCGCTGTGTCTATGGCGCCTGCCACCCTTGGGTAGGCAGCTTCGATGTCCTTCAAGAGATCGCCTTCGCCGTAACCAGGAAGCGAAGAGACACCTCGCTTAGGCGTCTTGCCCATGAAGCGATCGCCGCCGTTGGATAGACCTTTAACGCCAAGGAACTTAGTCAGCGGATTCATTTGACTCGACCGCCTTTCTTCTTGCTGAGCTTGATCCCTTGGACGTCAGAGCCCTTGGGCGCTACCAGCAAGGATTCGTAAACGTCGTGAGGCTCACCCTTGCCGATTGTCACGCGGCCGACAATGTCACCGATCCCAAAGATGTCACCGCGGCTCTTAGGTCTTAGGGTCGGGTTGTCGCCCGTCATGGTGTTGTACATCTCGACCGGGGTAGCGTACTCAGTGCCAAGGCCGTACTTGTGGCCAGCGCCTGACTGCTCGATGGTCGCAATGAACTTAAGCTCATCAAGCAGGGGATCGCCTTCGGGCTTGTAAAGCTGCCTGCGTACAAGGTTTGACTTAGTGATCGAGCCCTTCTTGCGATCGCCTAGGTCTGTCTCAATCTCTCGCTTGGCGCTCATGATCGGGCGGTTGGTCTTAGGATCGATCACGACACCGACGTCTTCCATCATGCGCTTATCAAGGATCTCGCCGGTCCTTGGATTAACGAAGGCGCCAGACGGGAAGTCAGAGCGCTGCATGTTGTTGACCTGCAACACCTTCTCAACGAGGCCCTGCATCTGAGGAAACTTCTCGGGCTGCAAGAACCAACGGTTAGGGATTGGCAGGATGGACGTGCGACCCTGCTCGGTAAGTCTGCTTGCAAGGTCCATGGAAGGATCGATGCCTGACGTGATGGTCTGCTTGCCTGACTTCTCGAGCGCTTTAACGCCGCTCTTAACTGCCTTGGCTAAGCCACCGCCCTGCATTTTCTTGACCTTGCCGCCTTTCTTGTAGCCGGCCTTCTGAAGCTTGGTCAGTAGTTCTTCCGACAGGAACTGAGAAGGCGCATAGCCTCGAGTCCAGTCCATGTATCCAGGCTGCCTGCCCTTCTCGGTAAGGACCTTGTTGATGAAGTCTTCCATGAGCAGTTCACGGGGGGCGGGCGTGAAGTTAACGCCGAGGTCCTCGCCCTTGAGGATGGTCGGGAAGGCTGGGTGAAGATCGGGTCTGTCCATCATCTCGCCGCTAAGCTGAAAGAGGCGGTTGCCAAGCGAACCCGTCGGGGTGTCTAAAAGCGCTGGGTCTGTCGTGCGCTGAATGATGCGGTCGTAGTCGAAGATCTGACCCTTCTTGCCGCCAACGCCAATCCCGCCCATGACGTCAGCAGCGGCTGCACGCTTATCGAAGGTGTCGACAAGCTTGCGGAACTTCCTTGGGTTCGTGATGTCGACATCTTCCGGGAATAGGTTCTTGCCTTCCTTGTCGACCACTGAGGCAAGCTTTGCGTTCAGGGTGTCCTTGAGTTCGGGCGAGAGCTTCTCTTGCTTGATACCGCCCATGAACTCCTTGTAGAGGCGGTCAAAGACCATCTGGTTTGACTTGTGCTGCGTCGGTGTTCCAAGCATGGTCGTCCAGATCGCTTGGCCTTCAGGTACGCGGCGATTAGATCCTGCAATGGTCTGAGCGACTCCAGGCGTCTTAACGCCCCATGCAGCCTCGGCATAACGTGGATCGGTTAGCTGAAGGCTCGAGAAGCCTGGGCCACCAAGAAAGCCCTCGCCTACTTTAGTCCTGTCAGCCTGGGTGATCATCAGCGTCTTGCCTTCGTGCTTACCCAAAGCTTCGGACGGCAGGATCAGGTTGGGCCTGTTGATCTCCATGATGCGCCGCTCAACGTCTGAGGGCATATCGGTGCCTGTCTTACCCTGGAAGCTTTCTCCGGGCAGGGCTTTGAAGGCTGCCTTTGCTGCTCTCCGTGCAAGGCCACCGCTGGCCATGGCAAGGCCTCCCTCTCGAAAGGCTTGGCCAGACATGTCCTGTGCTGCGCTGGTGTCGTAAATTGCATACGCCTTGCCAGTGGCGTTAGGCATCTCAGTGCCTGCAAAGCCAGCGTCGAGGATCTCCTTGCGGATCATGTCCTTGCCGACTCCTGGCTTGGCCATAGCCTGCCTGCGCAGGAGGTCGTAGTAGTCGAGGCCTTCCATCTTGCCTTGAGGCGTGTCGTACATCCTGTCGAACATCAGCAAGCGATTGCGATCGACATCAACGGGCGTGACGTTAGCTCCAGGCTGGTTGCCTGTGAACTTGTTAGCGTACCGGGGAAGCTCTGCCGTGTAGAAGGCTCGACCCATTGAGGCGTGAGGATCTGCCCTTGAGATGTCGAACTTTCCTTCGATGGGCTCTCGCTGGCCAGAGTAAACACGCATGAGATCCGGCTTAAGGATTTCGCTTGCTGGCGGCGGAGCCTTTGGGAGTGCGGACTGAACCTTCTGGTTAGCGGCCATCTTGGCCATAACCTTTTGCAGCCCACCAAGTGGATTAGGCATAGGTATCCCCGGGAGTTTGTGCGGATGATACTCCGTCGTTTTGTTTAGGCATAGTGTCTCCAGGGGAGGAAGCACCACCCTCGCCCACAAGGCGCACTACTTGATGCCTTGCCAGCGCAGCCATGAGCCAGCGATTCCTTCCATGCCCTTGCTGTCTACCTCCCTGCTCAAAGGCATGTTTCCCGATACCTCGCTGAGAGTTCGGACGGCGTGCAATGGGGGAGAGCATCAGCCGGTGTTTAACTCCGAGCAGCCCATGCAGGCTCACTGCTATCGTGCGGAGTACGGACCGTGCATAAACAAAAAAAAGCCGTTTGGTCTGCATCCTGGTGGAAGTCCCCTGTTTATTTCTACAAGGGCAGGACGCATACCAAACGACTTTATCCGCTTCCACACAGACACCCAGATTGTGTCCAAGGTCGTCCAGGCTGTCAAGCCGCATACGGATTCACCCGCTTAGGCCTGTCTTCAGCGTAAACGTCATCGTCTGGTGGCGGTGGATCAATGTTCAGCCAGCCCATGTCTCGAAGGACTCTTAAGGCCTGAGAGACGGTATCCACGAGGTCGTCATGCCTGACTTCAGGGAAGGCGCAAAGCTGGTTAACGAGCGGCTCAGCCCAAGACCTGGGATGGTCTTCGTTCTTCGTGCTCTCAGGGATGTAGACCTTGCCTGCCTTGATCAGTGGCGCAATCAGGTTGACCCGCTGGACTTTGTCGGCGCCCCCGGGATTGTATGACCTGCAGGGTATGTGGGCACGCCCCAGGTCCTGCAAGAGGGAGATGCCGGAGGACTTGTCTTCAACCAGAACCATGTCAGTCTTCTTGCCTTGTCCAAATTCATTGGGGTCCCCGTAAACCGTGCCAAAGTCTTCAATGACCTTCTCCTTTAAGTCCGGGTACTGCAAGTGCTCTTCCCAGCAGTCGATCAGCATGGCGCAAAAGCCTTTGTCTTCGCTGGGCTTGAAGATCCCCCATACGCTACAGGCCGAGGGGTCGTTAATGGTCTTTTCGGTATAAGCGCCGTCATAGGACTGCACAACGAACTCAAACCGCGGGAAGGGCTTATCTGATGGCCAGAGCTTGATCCAGTTGCGCTTGATGATCCCAGCCTCTTCCGGGTCGATGATCTCAGCGTGGATTTCCTGGCGTCCTAAAGAAGTGCCTTCGTACTGCAAGATCTGCTGCTTGAACGTCCCGGCAAGGTTGGCAAGGTTGTCGTAAGTTGACGCCTTGGTAACGATGACGTCTTCGCCTTCCCGATCTAGCAGGTCAATGATCAAGGGCTTAGGCTTAGGCGTAGTGGTAACGACGATCCGCGGCTTATCACCCAGGCGGACCGAGAACATGATCTGGTCCCAGGCTGAGTCCAGATACTCCCAGGCTGCAAGCTCATCGCACCAAGCATGGTGCCACTGCGGACCCCGGAAGCGCTCGGGTTCTGATGCTGGAATACCTTTGATCAGGGAGCCGTTCGTAAGCACGATCTCGTGCAGGCTCCTCGTGTACTTCACCCGGATCTCCTCCGGCATACAGTTAAGCAGGCCTGACTCGCCCTCGATCATGGTGTCTCTGATGTCTGCCGAGGTCGGGCCCGAGATCAAGATGCGGATGTTCGGTGTCGTCCAAGCTGTATGCCAGACGTCCTCAGCGGCCGTCCTGGTCTTGCCTGCACCCCTACCTGCAAGGAGGAGCCATATCGTCCACCAGTCGCCTTTAGGCGGGATCTGGTGAGCGTGAGCCCTCATGAGCCACTTCATCCTGGCGTAGAAGGCTGCCGACGCCTCCGGAGGTAGCTTCTTCAGCGCCTCCTGGTGCAGGGCAAGCTTGGCTTCAATCCGCTTTGCTTGACTTGCTGTCAGCATGCTGGCGGATGCCGGTCAATTCATCGATCAGTGATTGTGCGACGTCCATAACGACATCAACCTGGAGCGGTCCTTCATCCTTGCCGGTGACTTCATGCTTAGTCCGGTCGGTGTAGTCCTTCGGGAATCTTGCGGCCATCGAGCGTGACCAGAGCGAGGTATTCAGCGTCACCCCATCCTTGGTCTGCTTCAGGTGATCCTGGGCTATATCCTCCCACCATTGCAGGGCTAGTTCCTCTGCATACTCTATGGCGTTTAGAAATTCTTCGTGGACGGAGCACCAAGTCCACATCGTCTTCCTCGTTACCCCTATAGTCGCGGCGATCTGGGCCTTGCTCTTACCCTGGCGGCCCATCTCAATAACCAGTTCGCAGTATTTGGGGTCGTAGTCGGTCGGTCTACCTGCTGGCATTCTGATTTTCCTTCAAAAATCAAGCACTTACATATAGGATACACGAAAAAAAACCCCCGGGGAAGGGGGTTAATCGTCGTGAGCCTTGAGGAAACTCACGGAATCACCAGGAGGACACAGGGAAAACAGCCCATAGTTTACCCTGTATTAGCGACTTTGGGTGATCGTTCCTCTGTCCAGAATTCCTCCTCGCAGTGCTTGCATTTGTGTCGGCGCTCTACGAAGTAGTAATGCTTTTCGGGGTTCCAGAATGTTCGGGTCTCGAGGATCTTAGTCTTGTACCCCTGACCCTTTGGGGTTCGGCAGTAGGGGCAGATCATGCTCACCCCCTCGTTGGTTCGTAGTTCATCGTCACCTCTGTGGGTTAAAGCCGAGCCGACGCATCCCCAACTCGATGAGCATTGCGGCGTCCTCAAGGCGGTTCTGACTACTGCTCATGCCGGTCTGCCATTCGCCACCTACACGTTTGCCGACAATAGCCACCGTTACAATCTTCCCAGACTTGGCGTCTTCTAACCACTGCTCCAGCATTTCTATGGCATCAGAGTTGTCAGGGGTTGTAGCCTTGATGAACGGTTTGATGTTGCTTGTCATGGTTGCCCCCTTGCTCGTATGGCGTGGTGAATGACGCCAGCAATAGGATGAGTGTGCCGGTTACAAATTTTCATGATTGCCTCACGCTCGGCAGCAGCAACAAGGGCAGCGAAGCGTTCAAGAACATTGGGGGTGGCAAAGACTTGCACATCGTCCCAGTGTTCTGGGCTTCTGAATGGTTTGCACCCAGCCTCTCGTGCCATGCGGATTATTTGTTCGCGGTCCATCAAAACACCCCGAACCAAATGCCCGTGCCGTGGACGCAGCCCACCGGGAATACGATCGCCCCAGCAATCAGCAGCAGCCACTTGGCGCCCTGGATTGAGACAATGACGTGCGTTAACCAAGCCAGGATTACCCAGGCTGAAAGTGCGAATCCGAGCATACCTTCCATTTATTTTCCCCTCGCGTTTTTAATACGTTCTTCAATCTGCCAGTCCAACTCTCTCAACAGGTCCTCGATCGTGTCGCCATGGCCGGTCGCATAGCCGCGGTCGATCATCCACTGGGCCACTTTCTGCCGGTTGACAATCATCGCAACCGCGGCCCAGGTCTGAGCGTCGTCCGCCTCGAGCTTGTCCATTAGGCCCGTGCTTTCTAAGAACGACTTTGGCTTTTGGTGCATGTTGTGGTCGCCGCTCACGCTTGACCCCTTGCTCGAATAGCTGTGGCCAAGTGATTACAGGTGTTCGCGTGCTCCATAACGATCCCGTCATGGTCGTCGACTTGCAGCGATATGCTGGTGAAGTATTCGACCGCAATATCACAAAGCCTTGCACAAGCCTCGCGCTCCTTGGCCACCGCCTCAGCGATCAGGCCTTTGATCCTGTTCTGCTCTTTTTGCCACTCTTCCCGCTGCTTTCTTTCTCGAGCCGCTTTCCAGGCCGCGTTATCTTTGTGCCGCCTGCGTAACTGGCTGACGTACTGCTGCTTATAGCCGGTCTTCTCGGCTATTTCCCTGGTCGTAAGACTCGGGTCCTTCACCATCTCGCGGACGGCGTGGTAAAGCTCGGTCGGATCGTTCATATGCGCTCCTTGATCATTTTTTTAATGCGTTCTGCTTCTGTTTTTGGGATCTGTGCCGTGTCGACAATCCTGCATACCGAGTCCCTTTCCATGCTCAGCAGCAGGTTTGCAAACCGATCAAGGTCTTGCAGGTAGGCTATGTAAGCCACGTCCTCGATCGTGTCTTTAAGCCCTGCTTCCGAGGCTAGGCGCCGAAGTCTTTTATCGTCCATCGTCGATCTCCACAGTAATTTTGTACTTGCGGCCATTCTCGCCCTGGACGCGGACGATCTTCTTGGAACTTAGGTATGCACCCTCCGGTGTAAGGTCCAACTCAATACCGGAAGGGTCCTTCATGAGCCCGTTCGGGTCCCTTTCCAGGGACTCCAGAACGAGCGCGGCAATGTAGTCGCAGTAGATCATCATGATCAGAATGAAAAGTCGTGGTACTTCTCGCGCTCACCGAGGCGAAGACCGCAGCCTTCAGCCTTAACGAGGCGTTTGGTCTCTGGGTTCACGAAGTGCTGGACCCACTGGCCGCTCTTCATCTTGCGGAAGATCCGCTTGCAGTTGTCGGGGTTTTGGGTGTACTCGTAACGCTGGCTTTCGCTCAACCCATTGTTATCAACACGCTTGTAATCGTCGTCCTGCACGACGATGTAGCGCTTGGCCATGTTGACCTCGACAACCGTGCAGGGGTTGCGGTCAGTCCAGGAAAGCAAGGTTGCTGGCATACCAACGTAGGGCGCTGGCTCACCGACTGTCATGCGGCTGTAGAGGTGATTTACAAGGCTTGCTGTTTGCATCATTTTCTCCTGTTTCTCACGGCGGAAGTGCCGTATGCGTATTAGAACTGCTTTTTATCCACCTGTCAACAAGGGGCCGAAGCCCCGGTTTGATTAGATGACTGAGAAGGGTGCTACGAGTTCTTGGAAAGCATCGCAACCACTAACTTTATGACTTTGAGGAACGCCCCAGTATCTGTAATTAAGATTCCAAGGGCTAGATCCACGAACCTTTTGCAAGAAGCGCTCAGCACGCTTTTCGTCGCGAAAAATGGCAGCGTGTGCAATTGGCTCCCAAAGACTATCGCTGCAAGCGCGATTCAAACCTTGGATCTGAAAGCCGTCCACGCCCTTGATGTTTACTTTGACTACTTGAAGGTTTTTCATCTGCTTGCTCCTGGTTTGTTTTGTGTGGATAGGATTACAGCACGGTTTTTTATCCTGTTGGCTTGTTTTCTTTATCCAGCCGACGAACGGTACGTTGCGCCCGAAGAGTGCCGACCATCAGCGCTGCCTTGACCTGTAATTCCTGCTCAGTGATCCCGTAATGCTCGGGGAAACCCTTGGTCCCCAGGCCATGTACGCCCGTCTTCCCCCTATGGTGCTCAGGGCACAGAGGGATAGCCTCGAAGTGCGTAGCCTTCCT